GCGCGCATTCATGGTACAGGAACCGAACAAGAAGGATATGGTCTTGCGTTCTACGATAGTTCAAAGGGTATTGTATTCTTTAGAGGTGAGCAAGATTCCAATCCTTCAGAAGTATTCTCTATTGGTACTGATGGTTTAAAGAAGGGAAACAATTACTTTATTGAGATTGGAACTGATATAGATTTCAAAGGTAATAACTACCGTGCTACTGAAAATAGCACAACCCCTCAAGGATATGTCCGTATTTACGAAAACTATATTAGCGGCGCGCATACCAATAGTGAAAATGAAGAAATTGTAGATTCAAAGATTACTTTAAAACAAGACGAAATAGATTTCGGTGTAAAAAATAACTTACAAAATATGGCTATTACACAGAATTTGATTAAGATGAGTACAGAAAGCGTCCAAATAGATAATACGGTTTTATTTGGAGAGCAAATGAAATATGAAAAAGTTAATAATGGATATAACTTATTCGTATTGAGTTAAAGGAGGAAGTAAATGGCTATTACAGATTATAGAACTAGTTTGGGTGATAACTACAGAGGTGGTTCACCCAACAGTGGTTCACACTTGGTAGGTTGGGACAGCGGTAACGTCCGTGCAGAGGTTTATACTTTTAGAACGGGTAATTGGCCTATCACTCATATTAAGTGGTGGGGTCCTCGTACATCTGTATATCAGGGTTCCAACATTTCAATTCGTTATGCTATTTCTACTAGTAAAACCGCGCATGTAAACCATTGGGGCACTAGTTATGGCTATGCACTTAACAAAAATACAGATAACGAACTTGATGTCAACTTAGAACCAAATACTACTTACTATTTTACTTTCTTCCCGGGCGTTTCAAAAAATACCTATGGTTTGCTCAATATTGGTGACAGACCGGAGTCAACTGAAAACTGGTTCACCATTCACGCGACAGAAATTCAGTACACTCAATGCTCTGCACCAACAACTTTAACATTAAGTAGAGCCGTTCAAACTCCTGGAGAGAATGTAACATTAAGCTGGAGCGGAGCGAGCGCGGGTACTAATTTAACTATTGGTTCTTATGACATATATCGTTCTACTTCGGCCAGTGGTACTTATAGTTTGTTGGGTAATACTTCAGGTACTTCCTATAACGTTGCGGCGCCCTCCGCGGGAACTTACTATTACTATAAGGTACTCACTAAACCTGCGGAACAGGTTACAGGTTATGATTCAGACCTTAGTGCTGCTAGTAGTGGATTAAAGGGTAATACTGCGCCTGGCGCTCCAACCGTAACAATAAATAGGTCTATTGTACCTTCTTATGGTGGAGATGTTGTTTTTACAGTAAGTCCTGGTACTGATAATGACGGGCAAAATTTGACTTTGGCTTATGCAACTAGTACAAGTGGAACAAAAACAACTTTCACTTCACCTTTGACTCTTAATTTCACACAAGCCTCAACTTATTATTTCTATACTTATGATGGACTTGCGTATAGCGCGGCGACCTCAAAATCTATTTCGGTTAATACTAAGCCGGTTATTAGCGCCGCAACCTACGAAGCTATCGGTACTTATAGTGCATTAAATGGAACAGGAGTAAGTGGCTCTCAATTAGGGTATGCTAATACCATTACTCCGAAAATTTCCACGAATAAAGCGGGCGCAGTAACAGTTGATTTGGAGTATTATTCTTCTAATAATACTACTGCGTGGGACTCTAGTTCAGTACAAACCACTACTATACAGCAGGTTACCATCAATTCAACTTCTAACGTCATTTTAAACAATACTAATATTCACCAATATATAACTTTAGGAACTACTAATATCCATTGGAGATTGCGCTTCAAATTAAATGATGGAATTGAAGATAGCGATTATATTTATTACCCGGCCGCGGGAGATGCAACTTACTATGCTATTGCCCGTCCTTCATCAGTAGTCAACATATACAATCAGTTTGCCACTTCTAATGTTTCAGGTACTATCGCCGGACAGATTTGGCGTAATGTACGTTTAAGAGTTTATAATGATACTTCTGTTCCTTTGGTAAGCGCGAGTGCCACGGTAGGTGGTTCGGCAGTTAGTACTACCGTAGCAACTTCTACGAGTGGAAACTATCGTTTCATAGATATCTCCATTCCTGATGGAATAGCTGGCGGTGCCATAATCAATATTACCGCTCAAATGAGAGACGCTGATAATTATATTACAAAAACTGTAACTACTACTGTAGTAGAAACGAAAATTCCTGATTTAACTACCCTTGTTCACGGCGCTTCAACTATCTATCCATTTACTGATACCGGCGCATTTTCATTATCTACTAATTGGCCTTTTGGAGATTATACTGCAATTAACGCCACAACTTTAGCAGATTATAACTGTAATACGACCGCAACTAATGTTATTAAGTTAGTTCATTCAAGTTCTAATATTGGTGAAGGAGCAAATAGAATTCAAAAGAATGTGACCTGGTCAAGAAGTGGCGATACTATGACAGGTTCGTATAATAAACAAAATGCTTATGATTGGAACAATAGTCTTGGTATTGATAGTTATAGTGGCTCGCGCACTTATTATTGTAGAATAGAAATCACAAACCTTTTTGGAAAAGTTATTTCTACTCCTTGGCTTTCAAGAACATTTAACTTTGCAGAGAAAGCGCAGTCCCCAACAATTACTAGCATTGATTGGTCTTTAGATGGAACTACTTGGACGGCCTTAGGTAATAGCGCAATTCAAGAAGGTGTATATCTTCGCTTTAACTGTTCCTTTGGATTATTCACTACCGATGAAGTTAAGGTTTCTTTCTTACTCAAAAATAGTTCGGGCGAAAGAAGTGTAGGTTGTTATGAGTTTGGTTCTCCTACGCGCATTACTCCTATTACTTATCTAAATACAGAATTAACGCGCGCGACCAACAGAACCGTTGCAACCAATACTAAATCTTATGTTTATAAAATTACTACTGAAATAGCGGATAGCGTAGATAGACAATGGCGCCTTAAAATTGAGAATAGTGGCGGTATTGAGAATTCTAGTTACTTCACCACACCTGTCGTAAAACAATGCGCACCTGACTTAATGCTTACCCAATGTGAGGCCGACCAAAGTTATAATCTCACCTATGCTTTCACCCTTTCAGATAATGGAGGCGGCGCCCTCACAAACTACTTGTACGATGGTACGCAGAATTTATCTAATGCTTTATCTGGTTCATCTGGTACTGTTTCCGCTTTAATTACCGGTTGGGAAACAAAAACAGTTTCTGTAAAATCAGTTTCAGTAGTTACGGGACTTTACACCCATACAAAGACTTACTACTCTAATGCGATAATCGTATATCAAATTTCTCCTACGGTCGCTTATAGAAAAAATCAAATTGGTATCAATACTGATACAGTAGAGAGCGGCGCGATAGTAGATATTCATCAGTCAACAGGAAAAGAGACAATCGTAATCCAAGGTCTTGATGGTTCTACTCCTCCAAAACCTACGAAGTTTGAAATAAACGTAACCACAGGAGAAATCAAGTTTTATCTTAATGGAACATTACAGAATACAGTTGATTTAATGAACGGAATTTTAACATAAGAAAACGCCTGAGTATTAAACTCAGGCGTTCTTTTTATTCTTGAATGAAAGGTAACATATAATTGAAGTCTGCGATAGATAGATTCAACCCATCTAATTCTTCAACCGTAAAGTAGATTTCAGGCGCTTCCACGTCTAAATCATCAAGGTCATTAAGTTCTTTTTGAGCAACCGCAGTCTGTCCTTCTTTTACTTGAATTCCACCATCAGGAGTTCTTTTTATAGTACCATCTTCTTCTCTATCTGCATATTCTTGAATAATTTTATTTACTTGTTCATCATAGAATTTGCAGTGCCCTTCCAAACTAGTACACAATCTATTGAATTTATATGCAACTTTAGCTGGAACTTTTAATTCCTTTATTTCCTTGTAGATATTCAAAATTCTGAATACCTGATACATTTTTATCGTCATCCTTCTCACTCCCAATTTACGATTTTAGTTTTTTGTTGGTTAGTATCGGATACATATTTTCCTATACCGACCGCATCGGCTATATCGTCGCTAACACTTACGTCATACCACTTTTTTACCAAAAGTTGCATTGACCTTTTCTTATCTATCCTCTTAACACCCTTAACCCCACAATGCGCGCGCCAAGTATTTGTTGGGCATATAACATAAGGAATATTCAACTCTATACACAAATCAATTAAAATTCCTTGAAGGCGCGCGAGTGTCTGGAAGGTAGTAACACCCATTTTTTCTTGGAACTGAATACCCTCAATTCCAATAATATCACATTGCCAATTCTCTATCATTGACATTAACCATACTCGGACTTCATGGCAGCGCTTACCTTCTTCTTCTTCGGTAGTCTCAAAAGTGCCATAACTTGCTAATTGGCTACCATCAAATATACTGTAACCTGTAATGCGAGAAGCCTGGTCGAGGGCAAGAACTCTATTCTCTCCCTTAACCTTAGGCTTTATTACATTTACATTTTGTTTGAATTGATTTTGTTTGCAGACCGGACATTCACGTTTTGTGCGAATCTTCTTCCACGGGGCATAGACTTTGTGCCCTTCGTTACATAGGAATTCCATTTCCGTATCTAAATTTTGATATTCGGTTGAGAGAACTTTCCAACCATCTGCAGCGAGTTCTTCAGCAATCGTTTCAATTTTTATTCGTGCCACAACTCCTTTCCTCGTTTAGAATTATTTAAGTCCAGTAGAACCGAAGCCTCCACCTCTGTTTTCCGAATCAACTTCAAGTACATTTTCTACGCGATAAAAAGCAACTTTAGGAACTTCTGCAAGAACTAATTGACAGAATTTTTCTCCTTTTCCAATAGTGTATTCTGAACCATAAAGAATAGAAGTTACCCTACCTTCTTCATCAAGAGTTATATCCTTAATAGGACTATCTACGTTTTCAATAATGATTTTGATTTCATCACGATAACCTTGGTCAATAGTTCCTGGTGTATTGGCTACCCTAAGTTTTGTCTTGAGGGCACGACCGCTCTTGGGACGTACCTGAAGTTCATATCCTACGGGGAGCGCAACTTTTATACCTGTTGGTACGAGTACTGTTTCGCCAGGCTTAACTGTAATATCATCTAAAGCATAGACATCTAAGCCGCTATCACTAGTATTAGCATACTGTGGAATCTTTGCATTAGGGTTACATAACTCAATAGGAACGGCTACGTTTCTTTTTGCAATTCCCTCTGTATCATTAACCGCGTTAACAATAGTCGCAAGAATATTTTTAAGAAAATCACGCTTTTGTGCGCTAATATCCATTTTCTCAATTTCTTCACAGACTCCATCAAAACTTCCAGTCAAATCTTCAGCTTTCATACCATTAGCATTTATAGCCTGGACAAAAGCAATCTTATCATTAGGATTATTTATAGACTGTTGGAAACTTTGAACGATACCTGGCGCAATAAGAGCGAACTGGTCTTCATCCATAGAAAGAACTGACGCAATTGCATCAACAGATTCAGCATCGCTTGTGGCGCCGAGAAGCTGTCCCAAAGTCTCTGAAGCTTCGTGTATCTGAAGTGGAGTAACGGATGCCTTTTCAGGTGTATTCTCCATTAAACTAAATCCTCCATAAATTTATTTATTTTTTCTTTTATATTATCATCTGGATAAATAATAAGTAAAGGAATATTATTTTTTAGACAATATTCTACTTTTAATTTATCTCGTATTTTTCGTTTTTCAAGTTCTTTTTCACCACCAAAACATTCGACAGGATATTGATGTTGCCATCCTTGATATTCTATCAAACCTTTTACTTTTTCTTTATTTATAATAGCAAAGTCGAAACGTAATGGGCAACGAGATTCTTGATAATACAAATCTTTAAATTTATATTCCGTTAAAAAATCAACTCCTAAAGAAATTAAATATTGTCTAATATATAATTCACTTTTTGAGCGTAAACAACCGCACGATTAAGTTGCACCAAGTCTTAAATCTGTTCCATTAACAGTAGTTGTGTTTCCACATTCACATCGACATAACCACATTGCTTTTCCATTGGCAGCAGTTCCAGTTCTTTGTAATGCGGTTAGCTTTCCAAATTTCATTCCAGTTATATCTTTAAATACGCCACTACGGTCTTTTTTATATGGACAGCCCTTTCCACAAGTAGTAATTTTTCCAGTGCGTAAATCTGGACCTCTAACTATTTTAGTATTACCGCAATCACAATTACAAAGCCAAGCGGTACGGCCATTTTTATCTTTTGTTAAGAATATAACTGTTAAAGAACCGTATTTATGTCCTGTTTCGTCAATTAGTTTTTGACTCATTCAAAATCATCCCAAATACCAGCAAAAGTTTGAATAATTTCAACTACAAATTTGGTTGCAACTATTTCCCCTTTAGATTTCTTATCCTTTCGTGTATAGCTTGCCTTTTTTATAGTATAACCCTTAACATTTGCTTGTTCACGAAAAGACTCAATCATATCTTTAGCTTCAATTTCCGTATCAACGGAAAATTTTTGTGTAGTTTCTAAAAGCATTTATCTATCCTCCTTTAGGACATTTTTCCTTTATATATATATAGTATACCAAAAATACCATTAAAAATCAAATTTTTTCTGCTGATATTCTTTTGCATATTGGTTATCACTTATAAGATAGACACCCAATACTTCATCATAATGCTTTTCTTGATTTGGTCTGAAACGACCGAACTTAACAATTACTCCATAATCTTTAATGAGTTGCCATATTCTTTTGTTCTCTTCAAAAGTATTGGAAGGATACCAATATCCTTCTTCTAATTCTTCCTCTGTATAACCTGTATAAATTACAATAGGTTCAGAAGTATGAACTCTGAAGGCTTGAATAAAATTTAATAATTGTTCTGGAGTATCAAAAGGTTCGAGGCCCGCTATAACAACGCTTTCTGTGATTGGATTAGAGAGATACCTCTCAATAACCTTTGAGATAGAAATTTCAATATCAGGCTGCCGCGCGAGGTGGCAATTTTGACAAAGTTGAACACCATTCTCTCTATCACACTTAAAGTCGCATTTAGGAAAGGCAATATACATCGCGGCCTTCTTAAAATTTATGAAATCTTCATCAACTATTCCTTTTACCTTCATTTCTTCCGTCCTCCAAACCTGCTATATAACCATTAGTATAACAATCGTTACTATATTTTTGTATGCGTTTATATACATCGGGATAGAGCGCGGTCATCATAAACTCAAAACTCAATTCGGCTTTATCTTCAAATACTTCCAATTTCTTCAAAAGTTTACGAAGCTGGCCGACCGTTATGGTCGGCGCAGTTTCGGTTGTCTTTATATTTTTTTTATCCATTGATATTCTCCCATTCTCTCTTTTCATATTCAGCTTTGCGGTCAGCGGACCACGTATCCGTAGCTGTGTAATAACCTACAATTCTGCTCCATTCTCTCGCCTTAGGGGAGCCGCAGATTGGGCAGGTAGAGCCATAGAAAGCATGGTTGTTCTTACAGGAGTCAATCTTGATGTTAAAAGCAAAGTATGTAAGACCTTGGCTAGCAATATAGTTAACCATCTTCCAAGCCTTCTCAAAACTATCAAATGGTGCATCAATATTGATATGGCAAATAGAACCGCCGTTACAATATGAGTCAAAAAGACTTGCAATTCTAATTCTTTCCTGAAGGGTTGTTTTGATTCCAAGAGGGATGAACTGATTGCCATAAAGAGGAAGGTCATCTACAACTGCATCTTCAAACAACATAGCGTCTGCTCTCTTTAATTTGGCAGCAGCGCTTTCACCAGGAATTTGCTCACAGTTAATCTTATAATCCTTATCAAGAGCAAACTGTTCTTTGGTACGATGTATAACTTCAAAGATTTTCTTACCAAAGGCATTTGCTTCATCGGTATAGAATGTATTACCAAACTCATCGACCCTGACATAACCAAAAGTCTTCATTGTTTCATATATTCCAATAAAACCGATTGTGTTATAAAGGTGCTCAAAATCTACGAGTCCTTCGGAGAAATTAGGAAGTAATCCTTTTTCCACATTTCTCTTAATAATATGTCTTACAACGTCAAGAGCCTTACAGTCTAATTCAACGATGTCGCGCAAAGCAATAAGATAACCCTTCTCATCGTTCGGATGCTCGAGTGCGAGTCTAGCAAGATTGATAGTTGAAACCTTTACAGAACCAACCTTGAGCGCGGTACCACCAATAGAATTGAAGTATCCGAGATCATCAATATTAGACTTAAGGCGGCAGCAGTTAGAAAGACTTGTAACACTATCACTCTGGAAGAAGTTGGAGTCATACCAACCGCTAATTTGATTTTTCTTATTGATTGAATTGACAATACAAATCTGTCTTACCATCCACTTAACATATTCTTCGTCTACAAACTTGCCGTTCTTCCAAAGCGCGGACGCTGAATATACGGGGAAAGTAAACATATTCTCGTTACGAATCTTAGCCTCTTCCTCCATAAAGAGTTTCTGGAAGTCCTTAAATTCATCGATACAATCAATCATAAAAGTCCCGTCCGGGAATTGGGCGCCGCCAAAGAGGGCTTCAAGATACTCACCATCAAAGATAGATACATTTGTGAACGCACTCTGAATACCATCGCGCACATAGGGTTGGTTAACTGCATATACAAAACGCTGAACCCCTTGACGCGCGTAATCTTCGAAATATTCTTCTGTCATTCCAAGATAATGACTGTCGCAATCCTTTTTCCAAAAATAAAACATATATGGAATAAGGTTAGGAAGTCCAACAGCACCGCTTGAAAGATTTGCTGCAAAAGAAATATATTCCTTTAGGAAGTCTATAAAAGTTATGTAGTGCTTTGCTGGCTTGTAGTTAAAGTTTTTCAAGAAGAAAAGTCCCTTCTCTGCGAGGTCTTTCAAGTCGTAGGCAAAGCAATAATGCTTAAAAGTTGCAGTATCTGCATCGTGCATATAGAGCGCGCGAGTCCATTCTTTTTCTAGCCACTCATTCGCAGTCTTAAAACCATATTTCTTTTGAACTTCGTAATAAATCTTATGAAGACAAAGAAGTTTGCGGTGCGGCTTAGGCATCTCATTCATAAGCGTATTCATATACTTTGTGCTTACATTTGAACTTGAATCGATAGATGCATCAGCAACCGTTTCTGTATCTATAAAATTATCAATAAAGTCGGTGAAAGAGAGTTCATCATCGCTTAATCCATTAAGACGCGCAAATTCTTCACCATATTTCTCATTCAACTTATTGAGTTGAGTAGTGAAATTTTTATTTAACCTTATATTTACTGTTGCCATTTACCAAGCTACCTCCTGCTCATTTACCCATTTAACCGCTTTTCCGAAATCCATAATTTCTCCATCAATACTCAAACAGGGTACAGAGCTAATTCCTTTTTCTTCCATTATAGCCACGCTATTGCATTCAATATAATTTATATTTTTTTGTTGAAGTTTAGCTTCCAAAACCTTGCAGCGCGGGCAATGAGTGCTATAAAAAATTATTTCCATTAATCTACCTCTTTATCACAAAAAATACAATGTCCGGTTTCATCATAAACATGAGGACAAATACCGCGAAGATATTTATTTTCTTCTATCGCGGCGGCCGCGCGGGCATTAAGAGTGAAGATACCTTTAGCGGCCTCTTCTTCAATGACTCTCATATTTGCGGCAACCTTCTTTTGAATCTCAATCCCATTCATTTACTATTTTACCTCCTTGATATTTTACTTCATCCCATTCATAGAACATCTTGAATAACTCATAGTTATGTTCTCTGATATATTGGAATACATTTCGAATTTCCTCTAAAGACAGTTTAACAAATCTTAAGTAAACCCATTTTGTATAATGGAAATAACTATTATCCCTACAAAATTTGTAAAGTGGCTGTGAATGCGGCGCATAAGCACTATACCACTGGAAACTCAACCAACAATTCAAAAGTTCTATAAGGTCACGGATTTCTTTAGTCTTTAAAAATTCATCATCATAATTAAGTAGAATTTTTATCCCTGCCATACGCAAAAATAAGACCTGAGTAAAAATTTTTGGTAATCTTTCCATTAAAAACTGGTTCTCCGTGGAACATCCATAGGTTATATTATAATATACCTGGCGCGCCATACGTTTATTTTCATTACAAAGATGATATAAAATTTTATCGGTCATATATCCATAATACTCTATAAAGAAAGCATTTGGAATAGTAATGATTTTATACCATTTTTCTAATTCTTCTGAAGAATAGATTTTAATTGGGAATTTATTACCTACTGGGTAGGGGTTAATTCCAGGACGGGTACGGAATTCCCTTTGATTCTGTAATCGAAGAATTAAGTCATAAGGCTTAAGACTTGCCAAGTCATAATCGTGTAAAAAGATACCTGTTACTTTATTAAAGTTAGGTTGAAGTTTCTCAAAAGATAAAAGATTCTGCGAGTCAGGCGCAAGACGTATGTGCGCGCAATTCAAGATACGTTTTAATTGTTCTTGTTCAGCGGTTTTCTTCCCAAAGTTGGATAAGTATGGGTCATATATATGCATATCAGGAATAGTACGCTCTATTGCGGGAGACAAAGGAACATATCGTTCAGGATTGAAGGCCCGGCCGCCGTATTCGCAGTTTGAAGAGAAAAGTTTACGAGGATAGTTACCATCATCATAATCTTTTCTTATGAAATAGCGCGTATAAGGTTCTGGCGTCAAAGTAGGCGTCAGAACCGTTAACTGGTTATGTTGACGATAATAGGTAATGAGCTTGGCACACTCAAGATTAGGGATTACGTTTTCATAATTGAAAAAATCGTAGTCAAACACGCCAATACTCATACTGTTTCCTCGTCATTTCTATTATTTATTATTACATATTTCTTATCAAAAATATCTTCTATTTTCAAATTATTTCTTTTCCAATAAGGGATACAATATAAAGAAATACCGTGTTCTTTACAATAGTTCTTTTTCATTTTATCGGTAATTAAAACACTTTCATCAAAATACTTAGATTGTTGCGAAGAGTAATGCTGTTCTCCTTGAAATTCTATTAAACAAAGTAAAGTTTTATCTTTATTAAAAATAGCAAAATCGAATCTTAATAAGCCGCCTTTTATACCTTTTAAATCTGAAAAAGAATATTGTTTTTTATAATCAATGTTGTTCTCTTGCAATAATTGTTCTATTTTCATTTCCCCTACGGAAGTCAAACAACCACAAGATTGTACATTTCCGTACTTAAGGTTATTATCTTGGACACTTGTAATATTACCACAATCACATTGACATATCCAATAGGTGCCATTACCTTCACTTCTTCGTTTATGGTCTTGGCCAATAACTGTAAGTTTACCATATTTCTTTCCAGTTAAATTTTCTACTTGCCAAATATGGCAGCCACAACTTTTTGTTCTTCCGCTTCTTAGACTAGAACTTTCCACTACAGTTGTTTGTCCACAGTCGCAAAGACACTCATAAAAAGCTCCACCATATTTAATTCCTTTTGGACGTTCAACTTGTTTTATAACCCTCAAATTTCCGAAATGTTGTCCTGTTATATCTTTTATATGTGATTTAGATAAAAATTCTGAAGTTTTACATCCACAAGAACGAGCTTTTCCTTGTCGAAGCACATTACCACTAATTACTTTTTCATTACCACAACTGCATCGACAAAGCCAAAAGACAGAAGTACTTTTTGAACCTTCTGGTTTTGGTGCACGATGTAAAACTGTCAATTCTCCGAAAATTTGTCCTGTTAAATCTATCATTTTTATTACCTCCAATTATTAAGTAGGATAAAATATAAACCTATCTTAAGAATTGAGGTCTTGCCTACTATGGGTTTCTATTTTTCCGTCTTCGGTTAAAATGATTTGCTCAATCAGATGATGAGGAGTTTTACTATATTTTTTAGCTCTAAAACTATCCTCTTCGCGCACTCCTGTTATTATTAAAAGATTTCCACGCGAAAACATTGATTTTTCAATAACGTGTTTCTTGCCGTCCGCACCACGTTCACTTATCTGTTTGTCGTAGTTTTGGAAGACTCCATAAATCTTTACGAGTACAACACCATCAGTAGTTAAAAGTGTAACTGTTTTTTTAGACTTATCTCTATCAAGAACTACTCCAGCAATTCTACTGAGTTTGAAGATAGGAACTTGCTTACCTTTAATTGGGATATATCTTTCTATTGTCGGGTTCTCACCCAAATCTCCAAACCTATCCCATCCGTGCGCCTCATAGTCGATTCGCGCGAGTTCGTGCTCATGGATGTAACAACTCAATGCCTCCATTTCCCACTTACTAACTGAGCCAAGACAATATTTATCCCAAACATCACTTATAAGTCTTTCATTTACTGCTTTTAAGAGTTCTGCATTATGTTCTTTGACATAGGGTCTAACCTTATCCATATGTCTTTGATAGATGTTGTCCCATTTTATTTAAGGAATACGGAATCCAGACTCCGATGTTTCGGAAGGAACTAACAAATCTACATCAAAGTTTTTTGAATAAAACTCAAATGCGATGTTATCCATTCCATAATAAGTTCCGTCTTTCATCTTTTTTAAATACTTATTGAAGTTGAAGACGCGACGCTCCATATCATACTCATCAGGGATAAGTCCAAAGTCAATTAACATCTTCATATTCTGAAGTGTAATTCTCTTCTTACAATCACTAACGGACTCCGCATATTCTTTCATTAACTCTACGCGGTCTCCAAATTCGTCGAAGGCGCCCGCCTTAATCAAGTTAATGACTTGCGGCTTATTTACCTTAACACGACTAGTGAAGTCTTCGATTGAGGTATAAGGACGGTTTGCAATTATTGCTTTTACCAAATCTTCACCGATACGAGTAATACCTGACATACCAAAACGAATCTCATTATTCTCTACGTCAGGAGAGAAAGTAAATGAACTCTTATTTATATCAGGCGGCGCGATGACTACGCCCGCAGACTGAATCTTACCGATAGCGCTTGCTATCTTACCATAGTTTGTGGCTTTTACTTTTTTCTTTTTCTTTCCGTCTTTTGTAATTACGATTGTAGCAGGGTAGCCGCTTTCGCTATCATCTTCATCGTAAGAAGATTCTTCTTCATCTTCTTCGTCATTAAATTCTTCCATTTCCTCGTAGTAAGGCTCTTCGGCTTTTGTTTCCTCGATAGCCTCTTCATCAATTTCTTCTGTCTCATTACCGCCCGCATCATTTATCAAGCAGGCGCAATCCCAGAAGATACTTGGATACTTATAGGCTAAGTTCATTTCCTGAAGGGCAATCAAACTATATGCAAGTGTATGCGCACGACAGAATGAATAACCTCTCTGAACTCGTAACAATACGTCCCATACATAATGAACGAGTTTCATATCACAACCTTTTTCTTCTGCGTTCTTGAAGTATGTCTGTTCACATTCTTCAAATAACTTACCCTGCTTTTTAGCAATAGCCTTTCTACACTTATCTGCGAATGAAAGGTCATTACCACCAAGTTCATTTTCTTGCAATAATGACATCAATCCCTCTTGGGACTCGCAGACACCATCAGTTATCGCATTATTATTCTTTAACCATTCTATCTGTTCGAGAGAGAGACCATAGTCCTGCATCTCCCAATACCATTCACTTATATCTTTTCTATAGCGCGCCCACATATCGAGCGGTTGCTCTGCGCCCTTTTCGGGAGCCATTAGTCTAATAACTGAGTTCAAAACCGCTAATTCGTCTACTGACTTTGGATGCGCGAGGGCAATACCATTGATGCCCGACTGTTTCTCCATCTGAAAAAGAGAATTTATTTCGTGTTTCTGAACCATATCCCACATCTTCGGGTCAGTTCTCTCAATATTATAAAGTCCCACGATTGAGTTATAGGTCTCGCGCAAAGTAGGCTTTCTCTCTGCATAACCATATTCACAAAGTAAATCAATACAGTTATGAATCTTATCCATAGCTTCAACTGACAACAAGTCAATCTTAATCAAACTTGCGGCCTCGCTGTCATGAAGCTCGAACTGAGTACAAAGAGTTCCATCAGGCGCGCGCATCAATGCAGTTGACTCTGTGAAGGGTTCATCTACGAAGATTACACCGCCCGCGTGGAGACCGCTTCCGCAAACAAGTCCTTCAATCTTATGAGCAACATTCCAAAGTTCAGGATAGTTCTGTGTCATCTCTATCTGGAACTGCTTAATCGGCGCAAAACCTTTTTCTTTATCGCCATTCATACACTCATCAAGAGAACGAAGCTGTCCTCTATCTGCCGGTATCAAACTTGCGATATATGTCGCAATATCTACATCAATTCCAAGACCTCTTGCGGCAGTCAATACTGCTGACTTTGACTTCTCTGTACGATATGTTGCTACATTCGCAACTCTATCTTCACCATAAACCTTACGGAAGTGCTGAAGTACCTGTTCACGGCGGCCGCCCTCAATGTCAGTATCAATATCGAGGACAGATTCACGCTTCGGGTTCAAGAATCTCCACGGGAAACACTTTGTGGTTTCTCTCAAGTTATTCATCTGGATAATATCCAAACAGTAGAGAAGAAGGAAGCCACCACCTGAACCTCTTGAAGGACCGACGATAGTACCGGCGTTCCAACACTCATCAATATTTTTCTGAAGATTCAAGAAGTAAGCAGACCATCTTGCTTTGTTGACTTCTGAAGACTCCCAAGTACGCTGGAGGTTATCTTCGAGTTCTGCCATCGCTTCATCATTCTGAAGGTCGGGGTGAGACTTAACACCCTCAATAACTGCATTTACAAGATAGTTGTCGCTCTTATGTTCTGACTTAATAAACTTCTCCAAAGTCGGCATTTTTTGTACCCAAAGAGGATACTCATCAACGTATGAACCGACCTCGCGCCACATAAGCTCAGGAATCTTCAAAGGCTTCTTTAATGAGAAGTTCTCACAATTATTTGCGATAAACTCAATATTCTCATAAGCCTTTTCCATAACTTCTTCAAAGTTTTCTCCGAAGCTATACTTCATATATTCTTCAATCTCTTCTGTATCCATCATATATGTGGTAGCGTAGAAGTCATCTACTTCTCTATCACCGTTCTGGGCATTGAGATATGCTTTATGGATAGCTCTATCTTCTTTCTTGATGTAGTGGCTATCCGTTGTAATGATATAGCGCAAACCATATATGTTTGCGAACTCTAAAAGTTTCTTGTTGACTACAATCTGGTCTTTATTCTTACTAGGCTGCATCTCCAAGACAAAATTTTCTTTTCCAAAAATATCAATCATACGCTCAATCCATAAACCGAGCGTTTCATCAGAAGTTCCTCTTAAAATCTGTGTAGGGAGCGCGCCACCTAAGCAGGCTGTACTTCCGACTACGTGACCGGGATTTGCTGCAATAACATCAAACAAATCCTGATAGTAGGTCGGAACTCTACGCATACCTCTTGTAACATAACTTCTCTTCCAAGCGCGCGTTGAGATTTCAAATAACTGCTTTGCGCCAACTAAGTCCTTCGCAAGAAGTATGAAATGGTAGTATCTATCTTTTTCTTTATTAAAGTTATCTGCATTGAGACCGTTGCGGCAGAGATAAATCTCGTTTCCTCTAATTACTTTGAGATTAGGGTGCTTTGCCATTTCTGCTTCAAGTTTCATCCAACCAGCAATAGATTCGTGGTCTGTCAATGCATAAACGCTATGTCCGAGTTCCTCGGCATAGTTTAATGCGTCCGCAGTCTTAACAATACAATCACGGAGACGCAGATTCGAGTATTCACTATGTCCGTGCAAGCTTCCGGGATATTTTCTTTCTGTCATTTTAACCTTCCTTTTATTTTTCTATATATATTATAGCATAATTTTAGGAATTTGTCAAATTCGTTAACCCCATTGCTCGGCCATAGCATTAGCAATTCCTATATAAGTTTTACTTCTTTCTCGGCTATCACCTTTACCAGTGTGCTGATGCCAAATAGTATCAGTTCTGGTGCGCCCGTCCTTAGTGGTATAAGTTACGAGTTCTGGGTCAACTATATTTGTGGGTTTTAAATTAGGGAGGCCTTTAATCCATAATCCAGTTTTCTTTCTTGTCGGCTCTCCATATTCATAAGGTTGAATATATTGAGAGGGTTTGCGCGGGAGGCCATACTTTTCTGCAATATCAGGAAACCACTTCGAGCAATAGTCTCCAGCTACAATATTTACAGGATTTTCGATTACTACCTTGTCGCAATCAGCTTTAAAGAACTTACAGAAGAACTCCAAACCTTCACGCTGGCGCCCGTCCTCTCTCTTCTTCGCAAAGGAAGGCGCGCCGGATACAGCTAAATGTGTACAAGGCGGAAAGGCGATAATCATATCCCATCTATTGATAAAGTGTTCTTCTCCGTCCATTGTTTCGAATGTTATATCTCCATTTAAAATCGGAAGTACATCATTCATAATATGCCATTCCGGGTGTCCACCACTTGGTTCTAATATATCACATGAATAGGCTTCATGACCGCGTCTTCTAAAAGCGATACATACACGCTGAGACTCTTCGCAAGCTACCAATATTTTCATATCAATTCTCCTTAGCAGGTAAAGGGCGACGTCCTCCACCAATTCTTGCGTAGTTAATTTCTCCATTTGTATATTTTATCTCAAAATCCCATTGTCCACGATAAAGACAATATAATAACCAATCTACCTGTTTAAGAGAAGTATCCGTTGCAATCGATATATGACAATCCTTGCATTCTGCGTGATATAAAATATCATCTAAAAGGGGAGATTTACTTATTTTCATTTCCTTATTACAACAAGGACATATAATCTTATTTTCCATATTAAAACTCCAATATGTTTTCTTTTTCGATTTCAATGTCATCGATTATGAGTTGCGCACTGGTGCGGCCCATCCATGAATTGAGGTTTGCTCTACCAACAAAACTCAGAACAATCTCCTCATTCTGTCTAATCTGCTCAATGACTTCTTTACACTTAAACATTACACAGGCAACTCCATTAACCATAAACTTAATGCTGTCTTGGCTTTTCCCTTGGATTGTAATGTCTTTTGTATCTAAATGGACTTGTTTCATACAAATTACAGGCACCGGATTATTTCCGCCCCACAAGTTATCATACTGACCAACCTCGGTGCAAAGCTCTTCAAAATATGTATCTGTTGGTCTTAACTCAAAATTTATCTCATATGAATTTTCATTAAAGGTGAATATAGAACTTTTCTTATTAAACCAATCGACAAAGTCATCAAGGTGCTTGGTCTGAACAGCTACACCATGAGCACTAGCATGACCAAAAGCCCATTCAACATAAGGGCAATCACTATAAAATTCCTTCAAGTCAGAAATGGGACTTCCATTCGGATTGCGCGCGCTTCCTTTTGAAAGACCATCAGCGCCCGCGCGCAAGAACAAACAAGGCTTATGGAATTCACCTGAAAGTTTCATGGCAAGAAGTCCATTCAACTCACTTGTAAAATCGTCTTCATCGGTAAGAGGAATTACGATAATATTATTATCTGCAAGTCCATTTTCTAAAATCTTTCCTCTAAAATTAACAAGATACTTGTCAATAAGTCTTTGCTGGCGCGCCTTAACATTGGTGAGAACGCGGAGACCTTCTTCGAGAATTGAGACTTGTTCTCCTTTTGCACCGCGCTTATGAGATTCAACTTTTCTTTCGGGATGAAGGAACATTTTATACATTAAAAGTTTTTCTTCGGGTTCACCAGTTCTCATACAAGCATTGATAAGTGGCGCAACATAAAAAGCAACAGAAGTATAATTTACGATATTTTGCATTGAGTAGGCCTGTTTATCACAAAAAGCCTTGAAGGTAGGATTAGTAACATGACCAAATCCTTCTTCGAATATCATACGATTTTCATAAGTAAGAGGACTCATTACGTCCGCAGAACAACCGAGCGCAACCAAGTCTATATACTTTGTTGCATGAGAAGTTCCAAGGAGTCTATCCATCATGCGGCAGGCCTGCCAGGTTACGCCACAACCGGCTAATGACTTATTCTCATAATTAGGAGAAGTCTGGTTATCTACATAAATTGCATCGTCAGAGAAACCGCCGTCTTCATATTCGTGGTGATCGAGTACAACAGTATCAATACCGGCCGCACCAAGTTTATCATGGAACTTCTTATCATTGATACCAGCATCGGGTTCAATTACCATAGAAACTTTAGCATCGACAAATTTTTCCCAAGAGTCTTCAAGTCCATGCTGTTTACCATCATGGAAGAAGTATGTAATCTCCAAATCAGGCTTTATGTCGTGAAGATAGGAGTAAATAATTGTACTACTCGTAATACCATCTACATCTGAGTCGATTACAAGACCGATATGTTCATTATTTTCAACGGCTTTTAGAATTCTCTTCGCGGCGGCCTCACAATTGTCGAGATTACTCGGGTCTGAAATATTGTCCCAAGTCGGATGAAGGAATTCTTCAAGGCGGCCGCCATCAACACCGCGTGAAATCAAAAGGTTCTTCACCCAATCTGACTTAAAGTTCTCATTTACCAACTTCGTTTTCATTCTTTTTATTTACTCTCCTTGTAAGGTTATAATGATAATC